TGAACTTGCAAAAACTGGTGACTCTGAGAAAAGACAGCTTTTAGTTGAAGCGACTCTTGAGTCAAGAAACGAAAAAGCGTCTGGCTTAGTTGCAGACTTAACAACATCATAATAATATAACTGTTTAGGGGAGTAACCTATAATCTGCTCCCCTAGCAGCATTCTAATCAATGAAGATCTGAGATAGGTTAAGATCGGAACATTAAAGGAATAAAATGAGAACATTAAACGACTATTTTATATATGGCGAAATTGCTGATATATCAACAGGATCATCAACTTTTGTAGCAGTACCAGATTCTGGTAAAATTATTAAAATCATCACATCTTTACAGGGAGCAATCTCTGGAGCTAATGCAGGTGTATCTTTCGAGATAGGTGGAACTGCAGTTACTGGTGGTGGAATAACAGTAGCACATTCAGGTTCAGCAGCTGGAACTGTAGATTCTGCAGAACCAACAGCAGCTAACAATGTTGAAGAAGGTGGAACTATCGAAATGATAACTGATGGTGCATCTACTGGAGCTAAAAAACTTAACGTAACTTTTGTAATCAGAAGATAAGGAGTAACATGTCACACATTGCGATGAGACCTGTTACTACACAAAAAGTTAATTCATCAGGATCTTCAGCTCAATCATCAGCATTCGGTTCTAACGTAGAATATGTTAGAGTAGTACCAGATGCAGATTGTCATATTGAGTTTGGAGTTAATCCTACAGCAACAACTTCTAAGATATTCTTAGAGTCTAAATCATCAGAATACTTCAAAGTATCTGAAGGTGAAAAAGTTGCTGTAATAGGATCTGTAAACTTATACGTAACTGAATTGACAGAGTAATGGGAAAAGTTCGATCTGTAGAATACGATGGTGGAATAAAGACTAAGTATATCCAGGAGTCAGATGGTAAACTTACTATTAATAATCAACAAGATGTAAATCCTTTGTTGAAAAGAAATAAAGAGTTATACAATCATGACAAAGGATGGGTTTCTTCTCAAAAAGAAATGAAACGAGTAGCTAGTGTACCACCATTAGTACTACAGATCTGGGCAAAAGAATATAATGGTAGCAATAATTGGTTTGGCTTACCAAAAGAAATACAAAGAAAAATAATGAAAACTAAACTTAATTCTAGTGAGTTTAGATATTTTAGAACAGCAGAAGGCAGTTTATAATGGCATTATCAACATACACAGAATTAAAAGCATCTATAGCAAACTTCTTGAATAGATCAGATCTTACAAATGAGATACAAGATGATTTCATTAAATTAACAGAAGCTGACTTCAATGCTAAATTAAGAATTAGACAAATGGAACAGATTGATACTATCACAATAGATAGTGAAACAGAATCTGTACCTACAGGATTTATAGCTGTAAGATCATTTTATATCTTACTATCATCAACCAAGTATCCTTTAGAATATATCACACCACATAATTTATTTGAAATCAAAGGTGGTTCTCGTACTGGTAGACCTAGAGCATACACAATAGAGAGTGATAATGAAGCAGAAACTTTTAGATTTGGTCCTGCCCCTGATACTAGCTATACTGGTTACTTATCATACTATAAAAGTATATCAGCTCTTAGTGATACTAATACATCAAATTACATCTTAGCAAATCATCCTGCTATATATTTATATGGATCTTTATATCATGCAGCTAACTTTCTTGGTGGAATAGATCAAACACAACTATCACAATGGTTACAAATGTATTCTACTGCATTAGAAAGATGTGAGAATAACGACAGACAAGATTCATATGGAGGAGCACCTGTTCAACAAAGAACAGATGTACAAACAGACTTATCATTTTATAGGCAAAGATAATGCAAGTACCTTTTGGAGAATGGCTACCAGATCAACCTGAACACTTAAATCCAGGAGCAAACGTAGCTACTAACGTATATCATACAATAAATAGTTATAAGAGATTTCCATCTCTTGTAGCTTATAGTGCAAATAATATGGCAAAAAACTCTAGAGGAGCAGGATCTTTTAGAGATAATACTAATACTGTATATAATTTTACAGCATCAAACTCTGATATATTTCAATTAGCATCAGGTACATTTACATCTAGAAAATCTAGTTTAACTGGTGGTGATACAGATTACTTTACATTTACACAATTTGGTCAGTACGTTATTGCTAGTAATGGTGTAGATGCACCACAATATTACTTAATGGGTACATCAACTAACTTTGCTAATTTAAGTTCTATAGCTAGTGCAGGAACTGTACCAGTATTTAGAGTATCAGGAGTTGTTCGAGACTTTTTTGTTACAGGTAACCACACAAATAAAACTAATAGAATACAATGGTCAGGTATAAATGATGTTAGTACATGGACAGGAAAACAATCTGACTTTCAAGATTTGCCTGGCTCTGGTGGACAGGTAGTAGCAATAACCTCTGGTGAGGTAGGATATGTATTTAGGCAAAATCAAATAATTCGTATGGACTATGTTGGTGGAGCAGTTGTATTTAGGCTATCAGTAATATCACCTAATAGAGGAGCTGTTTATGGTAGAACAGTATGTCAAGATAATAGAAATGTATTCTTTTATTCTGATGATGGATTCTATCAATTAGCTGGTGATTCTATTACACCTATTGGTGCAGAAAAAATAAATAGATTTTTTGATCTTAATGTAAACAAAGCATTTACAGATAGAATATGTGCAGCTGTAGATCCATTCAATCAATTAGCGATATGGTTGTACGTTAATAATGCTTCAAATACAACAGGTATATGTGATAGAATATTAATATACAACTACGCAACTAAAAAATGGACTCTTGGTGAAACAAATGCAAGTACAATCTTTTCTCAGTTTGTAGGAGCATATACAGTAGAATTAATGGATATTATATCTCAGAATCTAGAAAACATTAACGCAGCTCTAGATACAGACTTTTGGAGTGGTGGACAGTTGTTTCTAGGAGCTATTGATAACGATTTTAAAGCAGCTATTTTTTCAGGAACTAATAATCAATGTGAAGTAGAAACATCTGAATTAGAACCTTTTCCTGGACAAAGAGCTAATGTAACTGGGGTAAGACCTATTGTAGACGCAGCATCTACATTAACAGTTAAAACAAGAGAAAGAATTGCAGATGACGAAACAGAATCATCATCAGTATCACAAAACGCAAGTGGTATGAATCCAGTACGTAAGTCTGGTAGGTATATTAGAGCTAATGTTAAAGTTGCATCAGGCACTACATTTACACATGCACAAGGCGTAGACTTTCTAGCAACAAGGGCAGGTATAAGATGAGTGAGAAAACTAATATTGATAATGTAAGATATTCATTTGAAACACAAGAATTTTTTCAAAGACAACTTGAAGAAGCAGTAAACAGATTAATAAATAAGAACAATACAGAAAGCGATAAAGCTTTTGCTTGGTTTATGAATTAAGGAGAAATATGGCAGGAATAAAAGACTATAGTTCAACAGCAGCAAATAACAGTTCAGTAGGAGGAGTTAGTATTGCAGAAGGAATGTTACCTTCTAATATTAACAATGCCTTTAGAGCTTTTGCAGCTGATATAAGAGAGTTCTACAATGACTCTCAATGGGTTATATATGGTGATGGAGATGGATCATTTACAGCAGCATATGCTAGTGCTACATCTTTTACAATATCTGGATCTAACGTTACATCATTTTACCATGCTGGAAGAAGAATTAAAGCAGTAGGATCATCTACTGGAACGATAGTTGGAACAATATCTAGCTCATCATTTTCTACAAACACAACAGTAAATGTTACTTGGGATAGTGGATCATTATCTAGTGAGACTCTTACAATCTATGTAGGTGTACTTTCACAAACAAATGATTCAATACCTGAAGATGTTATTGATGCTGCTAATCTAAAATCTAGTTCTGTATCTACAGCTAAGATTGCAGCTGACGCTGTAACTGGAGCTAAGATAGCAGATGATGCTATAAACTCAGAACATTATACTGATGGCTCAATAGACACAGCTCACATAGCTGATGCACAAGTAACTACAGCTAAAATTACAGACGCAAATGTTACAACTGCAAAAATAGCAGCTGATGCAATTACTGGTGCAAAAATTGCTGATGATGCAATCAATAG